CCACTATTTCTGGTATACCAATTAGCAATGATCCGAAGCCTGTTATCGCTATCGGTTCAGCATCTTATATCTGGATCAAATGCGTTGGAACCTTCGGATCTACTGATTCGTATGTAGTAACAATCGAGAGAACAGGATCGTCAACCCCGCCGTCTGCTTCTACAATTACTGGAACTGGATTTACTTCTTGCTTTTTAATTGGCACTGTTGAAGTTGCAGATAGTAAAATCTCCGCGATTACAAACATTTTCTCTGGTGGCAATCTTGGCGTTGAGTCGTTTGGATCTACCAACATGTGGTGGGCAACATGAGGACACCGACAGTATTCATCCCGCACGGAAGCCCTTACGATAGTTTCAATTCGTATGGCCTTCGCGGATTCTTCGGAGGGGTTGGTCGTGAAGCATCCCCAATCTATACGGGAATAACTGTGACTCGATCTGGATCTGGAACTAGAACAAGAGATTTTGGAGGGGTTTTAGTAGAGCAAGAAATAAGTTATTCGGTAAGTCATACCTTCGATAGGTTTTTCCTGCAAGATCAGTCACTTGTATTTTCAGGGCAGAATCAATATTCTGATGGCGCAGTTGATTATTTTGACTCTCCAGAAGACTATGTAGCTCCTGTTGGCGAGACGAGTTTTATCCATTCAATTTTTGGTAGTTATAGGGGCGTCCCTAATAGTGCCGTTTCTTTTGCCAACCCTAAAAAACACTTTTTGGGGCTAGGCGGGTTTTTTGGAATTGAAGATGTGAGCTTCGGCACACAAACGGAAACGGATGAATTCGACAGTTACGAAATGGATATAATTCAGGTATTTCAAATTAACTGCCCATTCTTTACTTACAGTAACCCGTCTGCAAGTCCGTTGCCAAATGAATACGACCAATGGAATTGCGCTATTGGAGTTGATTTCGGTGCTATCGGTTATGAGGGGGGAGGGAGAGAGTCCACTTCCTTTGGGCTTGATGTTACAGGATACTCTGCGACAAAATGGCGCGATCTCCGTGGAACTTATACGCTAACTGTAAACAATTCTGATATCGATCCTTCGTGGGATAGCGACTCCGTCGTCCATACAAACACTTGGACGATCTTTTGAGGCTGTCTTATTGACTTGACTCCCGTACCCTGAACCCCTATCATGCGCCTATGCCAGCAATGACGGTAAAGTCCCTTTCGGACCAGCTTTCCAGCTACTGTTCGCCAGATCAGCGGTTCATTCCCGTCCTGAATCTGGTGCTTCCGCGTCTCTACGCAATGGGTTACTGGCGGGATTTGGCATTTGAGTACCGCATTACCACCAGCAACGGCTACTTCGCGCTGCCGCTGGAAGCCGAATCCATCATGGCAGTGACTGTGGATAAGACGCCGCAGAGCCTTTGGGCGCAATGGCACGACTACTCCATCGGCGGAATGCCCGATACTTACAGTGCTTTTGACATATTCGGCGTAGTGGATGACGGAGTACACAGCACCAAAGAGGCTCTCGATTCTACTAAAGGCTACACCCTTTCGGTGAAAGCGGTCACAGGAAACCTCCCTTCTGACGGAATCATACAGATAAAATTCACGCTCCTCAACGGTAGCATCACCTCTCTACAAGAAGACTTCTCCCTAACCAACGCAAACGGCAGTCTGTCTTTGAAAGCGTTCGGAAATGCGAACCAGATCAACTCTGTTTCGGAGATCCGATTCGACGGCATACCGACCGATATCGAAATCTATGCAGTCGAAAGCGGACTAACCGTTGACGACAAACTGGTTCTCGCCGAAGGAAAAGGCGACCAGATCTTCCGCTATCGCCGTTACCGCACCCGCACTCCAGCGAGTGCTACGCAAGAAATTTTCCTTTTGCTTAAGCGTGCGTTCATCCCGATCATGGACGAGTCTGACGTCGTCTATTTGGGCAACGTAAACGCCATCAAAAGCGGCATTCTCGCCACAACGGCTGAAGATAACGCCGACATTGAGCGTGCCAACTACCACTGGCAAGTCTGCAAGCAGCTTCTGGAAGATGAAAAAGACGCCTATCGCGGCGGATCAAGACAAGTCGTGCGCGTAGACCCCTATTCAGGGAACGGGAATCTTTACAACATGTACTAAGCGTATGACACCAGATCAATTTCCACCGATGAATACTCCTCAAATCCTTCTTAACGGACTGATCGGCATCTGTGGATCGACTTTCGCAGTCGTCTCAACCTTTCAGGAACAGCTCGACTGGTCTGTCAGATTTACAGGTTCCTGCATCGGTCTTGCAATCGGACTCATTTCCCTGTATCGTGCTCTCAGCCGCAAGCTGAACAAACCATAACCCACACCACTATGAAAACTACCATCATCGGAATCCTTACTATTGTTTCAAGCCTTACCTTTACCGCCATCACGTTCCTGAAGACAGGCACGTTCGATATCGGCACGCTCATCACTAGCGTTACTGCTGGCGTTGGACTCATCAAAGCTGCTGACGCAAAGTAATGCGGTCACAGCTTGTACTCTTACGTGCTTTGAGTATGTCGAACGGCTGCTTAGGCAGCGCGAAACAAAGCTGGTTCCGTTCTAAGCTGAACGGGATCGGCTCTTTTCTATTGGAGATGAGTTTGTTAAACCAACGCAAATGACAGAAGAACAAAAAGCTGCTCAGAAATTTGCTAACCGTTTGGACCGCTTAATCGCTAAGCGGGGGGAGAATGCTCAGTTGACGGCGGATGTCGCAAAAGACTTTGCGGTAGATAAAGCCATAGAGATAGCTCCGCAAGCCGCCATAACAGCGGTAGGCAAGCTAGAACAGGGCAGAAGTTTCCTGCAACAGGGAACGGTCCCGAACGCAACAGCCAATCTAGCGCGAGCCAAAGCAGAAACTAAGGCTGCTGGTAAGCTACTTAGCGGTCTGAGGAGGGCTCCAGCTGTTCAAGCTTCTATAGAGCTGGTAAAAGGAGCGAATTTAATCGGCAAGGAAGGCGCACGCGCGGGACACGCAGAAGCTGGGGATGAGTTAAAGAAGAAGCCTCTAGCATATCAAGTAGCGAACTTGTATGTGAGTCCAGCAGATGCACTGTCAAAGTACGGTGCTTCGCGTGAAGCGGCTGGTAAAAAGGCTTTTGAAGAACGGTACGCAGAGGTAACCCGCAAAATGGAAGAGGCAGAAGAAAAACGTAGGTACTTCAAATGACGAAAAAACTGGTAGCTATTTGCGTCGGCCACAGTCGCTCAGGCGACAGAGGCGCAGTGAACGTCGAAGGCGTGACGGAGTGGGCGTTCAATCAGCCGCTCGCTAAACGCGTTTGCGAACTGATCGAAGCAGCAGGTCACTCGACCGTACTTGTGGATCACTATAATGGAGCGTCCTACGGCACTGCCATGAACTGGCTGGCGCGGCACTTACAAGAACTCAAAGTCGATGCCGCTATCGAGCTGCATTTCAATTCCGCTGGACCGTACGCCAACGGCTATGAGTTCTTGCACTGGTTCTCTAGCCCTAAGGGACTAAAGCTTGCTGACGAACTCTTGCGAAGCCACTCAAAAACGTTTCCGAATCAGAAGAATCGCGGCCTAAAGCAGATCAATGCAGAGGATCGCGGTGGTGTTTTCTTGCGAAAGACGCACTGCCCTGCCGTAATCTGCGAGCCATTCTTCGGCAGTAACGCTACGGAGAACTGCCTTTACTTCAGTAAACGTGAGGAATTAGCCAAAGCATACGCGAAGGGGGTACTGAACTGGATCTCAACCACAACAAACTAGACCGTGAAAGCCGCACCGAAAGACACCAAATCGAAGAAACAAGTCGCCTACTTGCTATCCAAAGTTAGCCCACTGTCTAATAAACAGCAGGGAAAGCTTAAGAGCGAACTTCACACAGGCAAAGTCAAAGTCGAGAAAGAGAAGATGTAAGCGATGAAAACCCGCTGGCCTAAAACTATTCTCGTAGCGGGCCGTAGGGTTAAGCTCATCTTCGTCGATTTGGACGACACTTTCGGTCAGTACAAACATGACCTCAAACTAATCGAGATCAGCAAAACCATTCCTGATCCCGAAAAACTACTCACAATCCGCCACGAACTGATGGAGGCTTCGCTGCTTCTTTCTGGAGTGGGCTTCTCAGAACGATACGAACAAGAACCGATTGTCCGTTGCATGGAGGAAATCTTCTTTCCGTCATGGGATGCCTTCCTCAAAAGAATCACCAAAGCTAATGCCCGATCAATTTAAACTGACAGCCAATAAAAACTTTATCGAGTTCAGGCCAAACGGCGAAGACTTTAAACTCGCTGCCGAACGCTCCGAAAAGATGGGCATACTACAGAACTCTTTTACAAGAGGGGCTGGACGGATGAGTGGGATGCTAGGCGAGATCGCTGTGCATAAGTACCTCAAAGATATTGCAGAGTACAGTGGCGATTCAGTGCGCGGCTACGATCTGATTACTGCCAAAGGAACTAAGATCGAAGTCAAAACAAAGAAGGCTTCTCGGATTCCAGATCCTTCTTATGCCGCTACTGTTGAGCATAAGAAGACTTACATGTTCGTAAACGACATCTTCGTATTCCTAAGAGGACACGACTCGATGGCAAAATTTTGGCTATTAGGCTGGATCAAAACGCCTTCCTTTAAGCGTTTATCTGAATTCAAGAAAGCTGGAGAACCAGATGGTGACAACGGATTCAAGCATCGCGTTGACCAATACACGATCCCTATTGCGAAACTCAAGCCGATGTCAACGCTCATCGACTATCTGAATTCGCAATAGGGAATTAAGTATTCTTAGGCGTCAGTGATTGTGATATCGAACTTAGAGTCTAAGGCGACTTCCCAAATCTTCCCGCCTCCTTGTCCATGAGACTTGACTGGCCTCAAGTGCTTGCTGTTCCGACTAGCTTCCTCCATCGTGGACATACCGCGACGAACGAATTCTAGATTGCTCGACATACCGACAGCACGCCCGTTGTTGAAGTCGTGTAGTGCAACCTGAAACTCTGTAAGAGTACCACACCATGTGGGCTTGTCTGGCGTGAGATCTCTACAACGCTTCGCAAAGAACTCGACAAGCTCTGCAACGGACGAACGACTTGAGTTATCGTAAGCCGCTGAAGCAACGGACTCATCGATGTAGCTCACGATTCCAAAGCGGCCAACGTCTTCGATAGACTTTGGAATCTTCCAGTCGAGCAGCCAGCGTGCGAAGTGCGGAAGTTCTTGTTCGATAGTAGCCTCTAAGACGGAGTTTCGTGGGAAGTTACTTGTCGCCTTATCGCTGATACGCATCGCCATGAGCTTATCTCTATTAGAGCTATCCAGCGCTGGAATCACAGAGAGGCTATTGGCATCCATGTTGAGTGACAGAATGACGCGGCCAGTCCACGGAACGGAAAGAGCATCTGCATACTTTGCCTGATATTCGACTCGCGGATTGGCAACGGATCGCTTGATGAGTTCAGTCGCCTTCCGCTGATCCTGAAAGGAAGCGGCTGATGTTGTATCATCAATCACCCATGCGGCTACCCGACCCAAGTCCTTGTTGAACTTTGTCTGGCCCGACAAGTAATCAGACGCATCAGCATAGCCGCCGACTAGTCCTGAGATCACTTTGTTTGACAGGAGCGACTTGCCTTTGTTTGTCGGCCCGACAAGCAGTAACGCCTGTCCTTGAACAAACTCCCGATCAATGACAGCGGCGTAGAACCGCTTGAGCCACGAATACAAGTACTCGACTGTGGGTGCTTGCGTAGGCGTGTTGACGAACAACTGGTTTAGCCACGTATGGATGAAAGGCCAATTCGCTGGATCTCCATCGTCACTCGCTTCGACTGGATTGATGTTCGCGCAATTGAGGATTCGATTCCCGTTATACGAGACAACGCGATCCTTAGAGAATACGACTGGCGCGATCTCGTCGATTCGATTCTGGTTTGAAATCGTGAGGATCGCCGCTTCGACTTCCGAAAGGGGCTGGCCTTTCTTCATCTTGACGGAGAATCCTGATTGACGAAGCTCAAGAACAAGTTGCTCGCGTGGAATCGTGACAGCAGAATTGAAGAGTACTTTGAAGAACGAGCGTCCGTTGTACCAGTACTCGTCCAGCAGATTGCCCATCTTCTTCTCCTCGTACTCCTTAACGAACTTCGCTCCGAAGATCTCCTTCCATGTTACGAATCCTTTGCCAGCGCGGTCAGAGTAACAGATGATCCCGTCCTCTGAAACCTGACACCCGTCCCTGTTAATTCCATCATCGATCCAGAACAACGGCCCACGTGATCCAATATCGAAGTCTCCAATCCAACGATTCGGGAATCGGGTTTCAACTTCGGCTGCGATAGTGGCAATCGGAATCGACGTATCATTCGACTGCGGCGGATTTTCATTTGCCGCTTTCATCAGCGCAGTCTGAACTGTTGCGTCAGAAATATGGCCTCCTAAGTTATGCCAGTCTTCTCCTAACTCAAAGTACTGACTTGCTTTAAGCGACGTACTATCGAAGCCCGCAAAGAGCCTGTCCATCTTCAACGACGCATTTATGTGCTTCATGAAACTATCGAACATCTCAGGCGCAATCGGAATGCCGTTGTCGAATTCCCATACGAGCCGCAGGTATCCCGACTGCGTTTTAGTCCTCCATGTTGGGACATTGATTCCGCACTTAGCTCCGATGTCACTATCGACGCTGCCCCAATTAACTGGCGCATCGTAGTCAGCTACTACTCCGTAGATCCGATTCGGCGGGTTGTCGTTTGCAATTCGCTTCGACGGAGTGCTTCCTTCCACAGTACTGTAGAATACGTGATCAGTGCTTAGATCGGCACACCACGCTCTGAAGTCTGCTTTAGATGCAAACTTTGGTTTTGGCTTATTCAGTTTGTCAAGGCTAGTCGCTTTGATGGCTTTGGTCTCACGTAGATTTTTAAGGTAGCGATAGTTCATTTTGTATAACAGGTTAAGATGTCTCCTTCAGCGGAAAGCGGGATGTCTGGAATCCACTCTGGAGCAGTGGACATGATTTTGATGATTTGTTTCAAGCTCTCTTCGGCTTTGTCCGAATCGACCTCTACGATAACTTCGTCGTGGACGTGCATTACGATTTCAAAGCCAGCGTTATGGATCTTACAGAGCATATCCGAAAAGATATCACGCGCCAGTGCCTGACTAAGATTCTCAGCAAGTAATCCGCCCCATAGTTTGACGGGAAGTCGCTTGCCATCACGGGGCATGATCGCCACGTAGTTGAGCTTATTACCCGAAGTCTTGGACAGCTTTAGGCGACCGTAATTAAGACTACGCCCACTAGGAATCTCTTCAGTGTACGGCACAGCCATATCGTATGCCGTAACCATATTAGAGTTGAGTTCCCCCCAAAGCTTCTTAACTTTGCTCATCTTCCTTCGATAGAGTGAGACAGCTTCTTCAGCTTCCTTTTCAGTCATGCCAGACATGACTGCAAACTTAGCCGATCCTGCTCCGTATCCGCAGCCCAACACCATTGCTTTCACTTTGTGGCGGAGAGCTGGATCATTTGCTTTCATCGAGCCTTTGGACTTCTCCCAAAGGCCGAATCGAATTGCAAACGCTTCGTAGATGTCGGAGCATTCTGCAATCTCTTTGAGAGTCTCAGAATCCTTAGCGAGCCAGCATAGAGTACGAACTTCGATCTGCGAAAGATCGACTGCGAGTAGTCTACGGTTGGGTTTTGGCGCGATCAAGTTGCGAAGATTGACTCCGAACATCGCGCCCTTAGGAAGATTCTGAAGATTAAGATTTCCGCCTGATCCGCTGAAGCGTCCTGTATGCGCTCCGAAGTACATGATGCCGCCGTAGTAGCGGCCATCTGGCATCGTAGCGAAGTCAAACGACTCGATCTTCTTCTTGAGTGCGTTGATTCTACGCCAGTTCTTAACGGCTTCGACCCACGCATACTTCTTGCCGTACATCCTAAGCCACTCCTGTGCATCTGGATCTCCTTCTGCGAGACTTGCAGGAGGCTCAATGCCGACAAGGCGACACTGATCGTCGAAGGCTGGACGACTAAGCAATGGCCTATCACCTAACCACGGAATGGCTTCTTCCGCTTCAAATAGCTTTGCGTTAAGAACCTCCTTCTGCTCGCGGAGTAACTCCGTATCCATAGGGATTCCGCGCTGAGAACAGCGTCGATTCACTAAGCTGATCTCTTGCTCACGCTTCGGCCATTTTGGAGAATAGTCCTGCCAGAGCTTTAAGCAGAGTTCAGAATCTTTGAGTGCGTACTCGCTGACTTCTTTCTTGAAGTCCTCAGACATCTTTTCCCACGTCTTGTTGCTCATATTATCTCTTGTAGACTTATCCACAGTAAGATTATAGGCAACAGCAGTTGCGCCTTTCAACGAGCGAGGAAGCCCACAATATGCCGCCATATCTGCTGTGCAGTACCATTCGGCAGCTTGAACAGAGGGCCACCAATTCTGAGTGACGCCATAAAGGTAGAGCGTCTCGTCGAAGGAAGCATTGTGCGAAAGAATAATGTTGTCCTGTAATAGCGTCCAGTCGAAGTCTTTTGGATCTCCAACGAACGTATACCCGTTATCGCCAACCACTGACACCATATAGGCTGAAAAGTCAGGGTGCGAGAAATAGCCCAATGGGCCTAATTTTTTTATTGAACACCTCTTATCATAGTAGGTTTCAAAATCTAGTGCGTATGTAGTCATAATGGTGTGTCTATTTTTGGCATTAAAAAGCCCCCACTGGTTTAGACATAGACCAGTGGGGGCTATAGGTGGTTTTGTTTAGTCTGTTACGACATCGAAGGGCAACTCAAATTGCTCTGGCTGCTCTGGCATAGGATCATTTTCTCCTACTGTTGACATGAGTCGATCACGAACAATCTGAAGCTTGACTAGAATAAGATCAAGCTCTCGTTGTTTTTGAATTAGCTCATGGATCATTCCTGATAGCGTCTCGATTTCACCATCGATGATTTCTGCTTCCAGTTCAGCGTCGGTATATTCCCGTTCAGTTTCTACGTTTTCCATATTATTGTGCGAAGGTTGATGCGAATTCAATTACGGCAGGATCTGGCGAGTTCTGAGTAATGCTCAGAGACGGCGCATACCAGCTGTACTTTCCTTTTGTGATGATTCCCGATTGGAAATTCCACAAACGACTTTGCAACGGAGTGGTGCGATTAAAGGCGGCAAATGTAGCCAAACGCTTGTACGTCTGGCGGTATGCGTCTTTAGCCACATTCAGTTTACCCATTGCGTAGTTACGATCTCCGATTGGGTATGGATATGTATCATCATCGACTCCCTCTTTTGGTTGAGGGAAGAGCAAGACGATTTCAGCAAACTCAAGCATGTCATAATCTGACTGGCTTGCGATAGCTTCCTTCTCTTGCTGCGTGTAGGCGATGCGGGGAATCCCGTCGTCATCATACGGGATATCTTCGCGCCATCCTTTGAGAGCGGAGAGTACGACTACTTCGGTAGTCTCTTCACTTTTAAGGAGGACGTGCTTTTTATCCAGTACTACGGAACCTACAGAGGCTTCAATATCACTTGTCTTCTGGACGATATTGATACGTTGAATATCGATATCTGCGGCATCAATTGACAAACCACTATAGTTTGAAATTTGATCTTTCTTTACGGGTACAACATCTGTTGACATATTTCGTGTTTCTTGTTTCTTGTTTTTGACTCCCGATTCACCGAAGTGTGAATCGTTCGTCAGAGGTTTCGATGATGCCTTCTTTTTCACAGGCGTCAATAAAGTATTCTGAAATCTTTTTGCGGTCGCCTTTTGCGTGCTTATCCGCAACAGCTTTCGTGATCTTCCCGAACGGGATGGAAGCGTGCGACAGGACTTCGGCAGCGTCCATGCCGTGCGAAAGAGCAATAGCAACTAATCCGTCGTTGTCCACAACTTTTTTCGTTGCGCCCATTGAACGAAGTTTGAGCGTCGGAAAGACTGCGCCGTCTTTAGCGAGTTCCATCGCACGTTCCTTCAGACGATCAGACCAGTTGCTGACGATTTTGGCGATGAACCAAAGCTCTTCGACGACAGCTGGATCATCAGCGTTTTCAAGATCGATGTCGGGAAGCTGCGGATTAAGCTTCTCCGCGACTTCGATGATGAGTCCGCCCAAAGCTGGACAGTGATCTTCATGGCGGCAGAAACGGCAGTTCACTGTAGGCGTACACTCGCTAAGTGCTGGCGTTCCGTTTTCCCATTTCGGCCTGACGGCTTCGCCCTTCTTGATGATCTCGCTCAATTCGTCGATCATCGGCTGAAGATCGTCTGCGCGGGTAAACGTGTGGTGTAGCGAAGCGTAGTGCTGCGGCACGTAGAACACGAACGTGATCTCCTCCAGTTCAGGGAACTTCTGGAATGCGCCAATCGTATAAGCCTTCGCTTGCCAGTTCTTCTCTGGCGGATCGATGATGCTGATGCCAGTCTTGTAGTCTGCCATAACGGCTTTGTTGCCGAAAATGATAAGGCGGTCGCAAGTACCCCATGTTTCAGTACCGTTGAGTTCAACAGTGACTTGGATCTCGTTATGCTCGACTCCGCCAGCTGGGAAGTTGGCTAAGAAGTCCTGCTCCATCGCTACGATTTGCTCGTAGATGTGGAGTTCTTCTTCGTTGTGGAGTGCGGATGGATTGAAGATTTCAAGAGCCTCATGAATCCGTGTTCCCATTTCCGCAGCTGCGGATGATCCTTCCTTTCCGTGATAGCCAGCGCAGCCAGCTACGTACTTGAGAGAGGAGGGCGAGAATTCTGCGTGTCCGCGTGATGCGTGATCAGGTGTCTGTGTCATAGTTTTGTGTTTGTTCGTCTTCTGAGAGTTGTCGTTGCCGATCTCT